GGATGGCGATATTTCAGAAATCCATAATTTATCTAATTCGTTTTCACTACCTACTCTTTTATTTATAAGAGTTATTTGTGTTTTAAAGATACCATTTGTATATCCAGCTTCTTTTAACAATCTTTCCGCATCTATAAAATATTCTGATGGGAACTTATATCTTTGAAGCAAAGTACCTTCTGCAATTAAAAAATAATCACTTATATTTTCTGATGTCATGGGGATATATCTAACCATCCCATATGTTGATTGTGGTAATTGATTATCGTTTGAATCATATATTATAAACTCAATACAATCATTATCACTAAATCCAAAAAAAGATTGAACAGTACCATTTTCAAATATCTGTCTATCGTTTGATTCAATACGATATCCTTTATTTTGTAATATTTCTTTAAATGTTTTTATTGCCATTTTTATTTCTTTTTCTTATACATTCTAAATGTTAGCGTAGAACTTCCACCAGAATTTTTTAATATTATAGTTCCGTCATGATCTTGGTCTTTACCGGCGATAAGCCCACCTAAAAATCCACCACTACTTTTGGGATTTTTAGTTGCTGCTTTAGCTGTATCAACTACTAATGTTAATACTTTTGTTTCTTTTGGTTGGATTGTTATTGGAGAAGTTTCTTTTAATAAATCTTGAGCTTCTTCAATAACCTCTACAGTTATCGCAGTATCTTTTGGATTGTATATTTCTATATCAGGACCATTAATCCAAGTTACACCTAGTCCTGCGGTAACTTCTACTCTTAAATCTTTATCATCCGGAGCTGCTCTTTTTACTATTTTAAAAGTTATATCACCAGAACCCTTATGTCCATCTGCTATTTTAGATGCCTTACCTTCAATTTCTTCTTTATATGTTTTATTTTGCTCTTCTAATGCCTGTGTACGTGCAGTTAAAGATACTCTTTGAATTGCTTCAGATGTTGCTTTTTGAATTGCGTTTGATAAGTCTTGTATAGTTGATTGTACTTTCAAATTAGATTGTTCACCTTGATTTGTTGCAGATGCAGCTACTATACCTGCACTATCAATTTCAACTCTTAAACTTTCTGTTACAATTTGTAATTCTGATACCTTTGATTGTAAATCTGATATTTCACTATCTAATCTAATAACCTCAATAGTTAAATCTATTACTGATTGTGTTACAGGATTGTAAATTCTTCTTGGTATTGTATCTTCTAATGGCGTTGATTCCTGTGGTAATAATTCTATAATTACAGTATCTATGGATTTTACTAATTCGTTTTCATTATAAATAGGTCTATTTAATTGCCCATTAATAATGCCACCACTTATTGATGATTGAAATGTATGAATTCCACTATTGTTTTTTGTTCGTATGGCCAAAGAACCGCATGTGATTAATTCACTAATAAATTGCTCATTTCGTAAACCTGTATTTGCCATTTTATTTTATAATATTAAATACAATTTCATTATCAAAAAATTGAGTGTTATCATTTAAATTTATTTTAAATTCTATTTTATATGCTCTATTAGCTTCCCAATTTGAAAAATTTAATTTTACATAATTACCATCAGTATCACAGCTTATTTTTGAATAATCTGAAAATGGAATTATTACATCATCTGAATTAAAATCTTTTATCTGATAATACGTTGTTTTTGGTAAATATTTTACATTAGAATATTGAAACGTACTTGAAAATGTTTTTATTGGATATAGTTCTCTACCAAAAATTCTTAATTTATTAATGGTCCCAACTTTATACTCTTTTTTTAAATTAGTTATTCCTATTGTAATATTTTCAGAAATTATTGGATTTAATGATGCCGTTACAAATAATTGGTCATCCCAACCTATTCTTATTTTTGGTTGATATATTGTATTTGTTTCTTTACTAAATATTTTAACAATACCATAATTCAAAGAATCACGTTGTGCTTCAGTTGAATGTTTTATTATCATTCCTTCATTTAATATAGAACCACTTACCCAAGCTCTAACCATAGATATCACATCCATATTTATATCAGCGGTTTCATAATCAAACGATTGGTATCCGTATGGATTTGTATGCCAAACACCACCATCACCTGCATAATATGAAGATGTGGATGTGTTTAAAAATACATTAGTAGGTAACCAATCTAATCTAGAATCTCCTTCTCTATATCTCCAAGTTACTCCTTGCGTTGATATTTTATCAAATCTAGTACCATTGCCCATTTGCCAACTTTGTGAAATTGGATAGGCGTATATAGTATATTCTAATGGTAGTTCTTCACTTTTTGTTTCTTTTAATATAAGAGTTGCTGAACTCATAGATATTGAAGTATTTACTAATGATGCTGATAAATATCCTACATCAAATTTAATAAGTGCATTAGATATATCTCTAATATTACCGTAAAAAACTTTACTAACTTCCAATATCTCATCCAATCCAGTATTTTGGTTTGGTTGCTGAAGATACACCGATGCATCTTTTGATGCTGTTAAAAAATAGTATGCCATTATCTTACTCTACCTTTAATGTCTGAATCTGGAAACTTTATTTCAAAAACTGATGGGTCTAAAGATGGATATACAATCTTATCTTTAGTAGCTGCATCTATATTATAAGAATGTGGTGCGTAATTTCCCCCACATTTATTTGTTACCTTTAACATTGGTATTGATGATACTCCCTCAATATTAGATAATAATAATTCTACTTCACTTAAATTAATAGTTTGATTAAATGTCATATTATCTATTGAAAAATAATTTTTAAGTTCATTTATACATTTTATTAATATTTCACTTTTATTATAATTTGGATAACATATGATTTCAAAATCAATTCCAATATTAATTACAAACCCATCTAATAAATTAATACCATCTGTTAATATCTTATATTCATTTAAATATGTTTTTATGTTTTCTTTAACTGCTCTATTAATATTGGTTAAATTTTCATTTATATCGTATGCTAACAAATACAAGTTAATTGCAAATGGGTTATTTTTTTCATTTTCATTTGAAGTTTTACCCACTAAAAATTTAGTAATTTGCTCTTTTATAACGGCTTGGGATGGTTCTTCGGCATCTGGTTTATTAACAAAACTCATAACTAAATCAGTAAACTCTTGCAGGTGATTTGGAGATGCTAATATAGATGATGGTGAATTATTATCCAATGTACCATCTGCAACTGCGTACACTTTGGCAATTGCTCCAAATTTAGGTGGCATTGATAATACTCTTATTTGATAATCGTTTGCAGTTACTGCTCTATTTTGAGCTGCGAAATTAGCTAATGCGTTTTGTCTAATTTCTTCAATAGTTTCACCACTTCTACCACCAACTGCTGGTATTTCGTTATCAATTGCAATTGATTCTTTCATTCTAATATATAAAGATAATTGCTGATTATTAAAATAACTCGTATCCTCATCAAATTCAATACTATCAATTGTGTTAATACTACCAACCGGTGAATTTGATTGCACACCCCCACCAGTCAAATATCTTACAGTAATAGTAGTAGTTGCAGGAGATGTTCCGTATGTTTTTGTTTTTAAAAAATTAGTTGGGTCAAAAGATTCTTCCAGTCTGCTAATAGAATTTGGTAATCCTAATCCAACATTTTTAAGATTTGGAATTAATAATTCATCTGAAGCGGTTGAATCGCCAGACCCAAATTGTAAACTAGTAGTACCATCCCCATTTATTGAAGCTACAAACCTTTTTGAAGTTTTTATAGTTTTAAGTATATATGGAATTGTTGATTTAAATTGATATAGGTCTGGGTCATTAGCTTCTGTATTTGGTTGTTCTATAAAAACCATTTCTTGTGCTAAATATGGAACTTCATACCATTTATTATTATTTGAATCTCTACAATCTAATATTTCAATTACATCTGTTTCTGGTAAATCTATACTTTGAAATGGTGAGTATGTTCCAAAACTAAAATCTCTACTTGTGAGATTTCCAGCAATAGCATCTACATATTTTTTTATTAAATAATATGTAGGTTCGCCTGTTGTGCTATCTCTTTCATATACCGTAATTTCTCTATTGTTTGCATCTGAAAAATCAACAATATCTTTTGTTATAAAATTTATATTATTTTCAGTAGACCTAGCTTTCATTCCCGATTTTATTCTAATATAATATTTTGAATCTGGTATATTATTAGAAGAATTTCCAATTGATGGAACTAATTGATACACCGATAATTTTGTTGCTGCTGGTGCTGTTACTTTTGGTTTATACCCTAAATATCTTGCTAATGGTATTACACTTTGTATATCATCAGCATATAACATTAATGATTGTTTAAATGTATCATCTACATAATAAGATAATGTATCTCCAATATAAGATGCCATTTCAATAAACAACATACCCGGAGAAGCTTCGGTAAAATCATTATAAGTTTTAGGAAAATACGTTTTTGAAAATTCAATTAAATTTTCTCTAAAAGATATAAAATCTTTATTAAGATATTTAATATCTTTTCCTTTATTTTTAAATGTTTTATTTGTACTGGTGAGTCCCATATTATTCGTTTATTTTAAATTTAACAGAAAAATTTTGTTGATTATATTTTGCTGTGAATATTATGGAAATATCAACTTGATTTTTATCTTTCATATCAGCGGTTGCATCAATATCTATTTTTTCAACAGTTAATTGGGGAAGCCATTGTGAGATAGCAGATTCTATTGCATTGGATATTTTTTCTTCTAATTCACCATCATTTGGTTCAAAAACTAGTTTGTGTAAGTCACTTCCAAAAGTAGGTTGTGCTAGTCTTTCACCTTTTTGAGTTAATAATAAGTTTTTTACGTTAGATTGTAATTGAACTAAATTATCATATGTTTGATTAAAAGTATTAGTTGTCATTTGTAATGGCAAGGTTAATCCAATTGCATAATCATTTACTATTATACTATTATTAGATGTTTGTGTAAAATTTGCTAATACAACTGCCATTATTTCTTTTTAAATCTTTTTACAAGTTCTGAATAATCTCTATTCAAAGCTTTATCTATTTCAGCTACTCCAGTGTTTACACCCAATCCAGTTGGTTGAGGTCCTTTAGCCATTTCACCATAACCCATTTTTTCAGCTATTGCACTTTTACCTACAATTGAACCCATATCACCTTGTCCAAAATTCATTGTTCTAAAACCACCATCACCCTGTGGGATACCACCTCTTGTTTCATTAAGAATTTGGTTAATCATTGGGTTTTTGCTGTATTGCTTTGTTGGTACTACCGATTTTTGAATTGGTTCTTCTTCCAAAATAGCCTTAGCCATTGAAATACCCTTTGATTGTGGTTTTGTTGCTACTTTTGTTTCAGATAGCATCTTTTTCATTTCAGCCTTCACACCTTCCTTAATTAAAGCAGGTAATTGCTCTTTAAGCTCCTCTTTAAT